CCGTAACCCTCAGAATTATGACCTTGTAGAGTATTGTTGTGAAAACAATAACAAAACGCTCATGATTAAACGCGGTTTTGGTATGACCGCCGATGAGGCTATTGGAATATACGATCTGTGCGAAAAGAAATTCGGCAAACAGATATATCTAATCGACCGTGGAATAGTGACATTTGACCGTCATCCTGTTTCCCGCTGGAGTCCTGATTTAAAAGGTGTATTGTGGATTAAAAATGAAAGACCTGATATATTTTCTCGCTTGGTTATTGATTGCAGCCATTCGGTGTTTGATAAGAGAATGGTGGGCGACGTTTACAGGGCATTTCGAGCGGTGGGAGTAGAACATTTCATGTTTGAATGTACGATCGATGGGAAAAGCCTCACCGATCAGGCGCACATGCTCTCTGTTGCGGAGCTTGCGGATATACTTGAATGAAATTTAAAGGCTACAATCACGAACTCGATAATATATTCGAGTCCTGCGGATTCGATGAATCTGAGTTCCTGGAGTTCAACGCGGTAGTATTGACCACCGTTGTCTCAAGCACGACGATGCCGTCAACCTGGATTGAGGAGCTGGATAAACTAATTGGAGAGTCTGACATTTACCGCCGATGGGCGGCAATGTGTATTATATTTCTAAGTTGCGCTGCGGTAATACGAAAAAATGGGGTGATAAATGACGAGACAATACATTGATAAGTGTCCTATTTGTGGTAGTTTTGATATTGGCAACCTTGACCATATGCGTGATACGCAGTATTGGTATGTACGCGACTACCTGGAGGAAGGGGAAAGACTCGGTTTTTCAATATGCCAAGAGTGCGGTTTTGTATTCCAGGGATATTATGGAGACATCGAGAGGCACTATCAAAACGAGCGCAAGGCAATAAACCATGAAAATATACTCTTGAACAACCGGAGAAACGAGTGGAGAAAGACGTTTCTTGCCGATATCATGGACAGTGAACTTTCATCCTCCGATAACATCCTTGATATTGGTTGCAGTACCGGGGGATTACTGACACTATTCAAGGATGCAGGATTTTATAATATATTCGGAACAGAGTATTCAGACAAGGCCGCACAGTTCGCTCGCGGGGAATATGGATTAAACATTACTCGTGATATTGACAAGAGCCTGAAATATAAGTTAATTTGTTATTATAGGGTGCTTGAACACATACCGGATCCCGTGAAAGAGCTTACTGAAATACAAGACATTTTAACCGATGATGGATATATATACATATCTGTTCCTATATGGTTTGAGAGGCTTGAAGATGAAATGGCTGACGTACCTGTCGTCAATTTTGAGACTATCTATCATCCTAATCATGTTAATATATTTAGCCTCGCGAGTGCCCTTAATGTGTTCAAACTCGCGGGGCTCGAAGTCGTCAAGTACAACGGGAACTACCACGGATTGACGGTATTAGTCAAGAAGTCAATCAAGCGGGAAATCCAGAAAGAGGACTATCGGGAGATCGTGAAAAGGCTTGAATCTGAAAAGGCGGCGATTGACCATTTCAATAAGCGTGAATTTGAAAAGGCGATTGAATGTTGTCCAAAATACCCCGATGCCTATATTTACGGGTCCATGACCAAGGACAACATGAGAGACATCAACGTCATTATACAATGGCTCGACAAGGGAATTGAGGCTTGCGGGGGGGATTGCCACAAGATTTTGAACCAATACGCGAAGAGCCTTTTCCAGTGGGACCAGAATACACCGGAGAATCATGGCTTTTACAGTAACAATGTCAAGAGGGCCGAAAAGATGTTCCACCGCTGCCTTGAACTTCGACCAGGGATAGAGGACGCATATTACTTCCTGTCAATTATCGAGGCAAAGTACAAGAAGAATATCAACCTCGGTGTGTCATACATGAAGAAGTTTGTCGATATAAACCCCATGAAGTGGAGTGAGGCATATACGATGATCGGTAATTTTTGGGGGAATAGTTAAGTCCTGCTAACAGAGAAAAACTATGGGAGATGGTAAATTCAAA